CCTGATCAACCGGCAGCCTACAGCAGTCGGTATTCAGTGGTTGGCGGATTGGCTGAATGAGCGGTATAGCATTGCCGCATGTGTTGTGATTGATGGGCGCAATGGCGTTGATGTGCTGTGCGATAAAATTGCGAAAACGTGGAAATACAAAGGCAGTGTAATCAGGCCGCGCGCCGGGGATGTTATAGCCGCAGTTGGTCTGTTAACCAACATGATAAATGAAGAAACACTGACATGGTACAGGCAGCAGGATGCGCTAAACCAATCCGCGATCACATCCATAAAACGGAAAATCGGATCTGGATATGGTTTTGGCGGGATGGACAGTTTACCGATTGAAGCATGTTCGCTAGCTCTGTGGGGCGCAAAAAATACCAAACGCGACCCCAGCAGAAAAATGAGGATTGGATAAATGGTTTCATTAAATTTCGGATATGTGGAAGGGCTTCCGGAGGAAGAACAGCAGAAACTAAATAATCTGGTGCAGATATATAATTATCATGCCAATGCCAATGAAACGAAGAAGCGATACTACGACGGTCACATTCCGCTGTCCGAAGTCAATCTCGGCATTGCCCTTCCCCGAACTATGTCAAAATTAGATATTGGGTGCAGCTGGGGCGCAAAAGCTGTTGATGTGCTGGCGGCGCGGTCTATGTTCGATGGGTTTGTATCTGAAAGTGGTTATGAAGCATCAACCATGATAGACATTGTGAAACGCAATCGCATGATTGCGGAGTACACAAAGGCATGCCGGGATGAATTGCTATATGGTTCCGCATTTGCAGTGCTTTCCGGACAACCGGATGCGGCGATGGTTAGGTTTTATTCACCTAATTGCGCAGCTGCCGATTGGAGCGCAGAAAAAGGCCGAATTGATTGCGGGCTTGCTTTTCAGGACGCGCGTAGGGACGAGTCAGATATAAACTGGTCACCGATGTATGTAAATCTATTTACAGACACGGCCACATGGGTGCTGTCGCGTGAATCCGGACATTGGACAGCGGAAGAACATCCGCATAAATTCGGGCGGCCTATGATGGTTGCACTAACCTGGAATCCGACCAGCGATAAACCTTTTGGACAATCGCGTATAAAAGAACGCATCCGCAGGATTATACAGGGATATGTCCGTACGATTGCGAACGCTACCATCGGACTGGAATTTGCTACCAGCCCGCAAAAATATCTGCTGGGTGTTACTGATGAAATGTATGACACCGTCGTCAACGAAAAATTCAAGCAATATGTTGGTTCGATATTGGCGGCAACATCCAATCCCGAAACCGGCCAGAATCCAGTTTTCGGCCAGTTGCAACAGGGTTCGATTGAACCGCATGTGCAGATGATTAGGATTTTAGCAACCCAGTTTTCTGCAGCAACTGGTTTATCTGTGACAGATACAGGGATTATCAATGACGCCAACCCGACATCATCGGATGCAATTCTGGCACAATCGCAGACGCTAATTGCATTGGCTACACAACTTAACCAATTGAATGGGGACGCACTGTACCAGATTTCGCAGATGGCACAGGCCATAGAACTGGGGGTTACTCCAACAACGCTTCCGGATGATTGCCGGACAGTGGTTGCGCATTTCAAAAATCCGGCAATGCCCTCTGTAGCCGCTACCACGGACGCAGCCACAAAATTAGCATCTGTCCGCGAAGGATTCGGGGAAACAGATGTTTTTTTGGAAATGTGCGGATTCGATCAGGCAGACATCCGCAGGATTCGTGCACAGGAAGCACGGGCACGCGGGACGGCCATTTTGAGTGAGGAATTCATGGAAAATGAAAATAACAGCGAAGGCATGGGCGGTGTACCGAAGCCGATTGGCTTCGGTGAGCCGCAAGGCAGCTGATTTAATGACGCAGTATGTAGAAATTAATGGCATAGATAATACAGATAAACTGATTGAATACGCCTACGCATTAGCAACAAAATACGGAGAAGCCGCCGCGGCACTGGCATGTCAGATGTATGATCAGACGGCGGAGGCAGCAAAAGCGGGAGTTCCCAGAGCGGAGCCCGCCAATACTGCGACATTTGAAGAGGCGGCCGAGGCAATCAATGGAACGCTGAAGCAATCAATTCTTTCTGGTAGCATAGGAAATTCAACAGGGCGGCTGGTAAAACAGGCGGCGTCCGACACAACACTAAAAAATGCCCGGCGTGATCATGCGGAATTTGCATGGATCCCATCTGGGGATGGATGTGCATACTGCCAGATAATTGCATCGCAGGGATGGAAACGGGCAACCAAAGAAACAGCGGCAGGGAACCACGCAGACCATATCCATCCAAATTGCCAATGTGAATTTGCCATCAGGTTTTCAAAGGATGATGGGGTTTCAGGGTATAGTCCGGACAAATATAAAAAAATTTATGATGACGCAGAAGGCAGAACGGCAAAAGAAAAAATCCGATCTATAAATCGTGATGTATATGCAAAAAATAAGGATGCAATCAATGAGCGAAAGCGTGCGGAATATGCACGCAGGGTAGACGCCCAGAAGGCGGAAGAAAATAACGATAACGAAAGCGATCAGGATTGACCGCTTTTTTTATTGGCAACGCGTGCCACTAAAACGCGGAAAACGACCACTCATAGGAGGATGAAAAAATGGGAGACAACGGAACACAGGGAACACAGGGAGTGACGCAGGGACAGCAGGGCACAGGTCAGGATTCTTTTTCGCAGGAGCAGGTGGATGCGATTGTCAGAGATCGGCTTGCCCGAGAAAGGGAAAAATATAAGGACTATAACTCCCTGAAAAGTAAGGCGGCCGAATATGACAAACAGCAGGAGGCTAGCAAAACCGAACTTCAGAAAGCACAGGAACAGGCGGAAGCGCTGAGGAAAGAGCTTTCAGGATTGAAAGAGCAGGAAAAGGTCAGGAGCATCCGCACAAAGGTGTCTGGTGAAACCGGTGTTCCGTCAGAGCTGTTAACCGGAGACAGCGAAGAGGACTGCAAGGCGCAGGCAGAAGCAATTCTGAAATTCGCTAAAGGTAGTAAATATCCGGGAATAAAAGAAACTGAACACAGGAAAAATACAGTTATACAGTCAAATCCATCCGGCGAACCTTCAGAGGCAGATTTTCGCGAGATGGCACATCAAATTTTTGGAAGAAAGGAATAAAGTATGGCAGCATTAATTACAACTGATTTTCAGATCCCGAACAACGTCGCACAAGGAATTTTTAAGAAAGCGCAGACGGGTTCCGCACTGGCGCAGCTCTCTGGTGCCCGCCCGCAGAAATTTGGGCAGGAGACAAACTGGATTTTAACATCTGCCCCGAAAGCTGAGATTGTAGGAGAGGGCGGAGCAAAATCCCCTACGCCTACCACATACGCGCCGAAGCTGGTAAAACCTGTAAAATTGCAGGTCACCATGCGGTTTTCGCAGGAAGTGCAGTGGGCAGATGAGGATGTGCAGATGGGCGTCCTTCAGGATCTTTCCGAGAATGCCGGGATTGCTCTTGGACGCGCGCTAGACCTGATTGCAATCCATAAAATCAATCCTCTTACTGGAGTGGCATCTGATCTGGTCACTGAAGGACTGGTTGACGCGACACAGGCGGCAACGCTCGCAGACAGCAAATATGATATTTCTGTAGAGGCGGCGGCTGGGCTGGTTATCAATGCCGGTTATTCCCCGACGGGCGTAGCTATGGATCCGGCGCTGTCCTTCGGTCTGGCAACGATGCGCGACACCACCGGACGGAGAATTTATCCGGAATTGGGCTACGGCACTGGAGTGGCAAATTTTGAGGGTATGAGCGCAGCGGTATCTGATACTGTTTCCGCGAAGAACGAAGCAAAGACAGCAACTAACCTGCTGGGCATTGTCGGGCAGTTCGATGCGTTCCGCTGGGGCGTGCAGCGGTCTGTATCTGCGCACATGATCGAATACGGCGATCCGGACGGACTGGGAGATCTTCAGAGAAACAACCAGATTGCCCTGCGGGCGGAGGTGGTCTATGGCGTCGGCATCATGGACTTGAACGCGTTCGCTAAAATTGTGAAGCCTTCTGCATGATTTACAAAGGCATAAAAGTGGAGTCCAGCCTTCCGCTGGATTCCATTATTTTTCATGAGGAAGAGCCGGAAAAGCCGACTCCGGCAATCCCAGAAGAGGAAAAACCAAAAGCGACGCCTAAAAGAACACCCAGAAAGAGGTGATCAGGATGATTGCATATACATCTGTGGAAGATGTACAGGCAGGGTTTAGACCGCTGAAAGATGCAGAAAAAGAAAAGGTTTCCCGCCTGATTGAAGAGGCGGCAGAAATCATTGATAATGCTGCGCCGCATGCCGATGACAGAAAAAAGGCGATCGTTTCGTGCAGAATGGTGCGCCGGGCAATCGGTGATGGTGGGTCTGTTTATTATCCAATGGGTGCAACGCAAGGCAGTATGTCGGCACTGGGATATGCGCAATCATGGACAATGCAGGGCGGTTCATCCGGCGAGTTGTATCTGGGAAAAACCGACAGGCAGTTATTAGGCATTGGGAACCGGATCGGGTCGCACAGCCCGCTGGAGGACATGGAATGATTACAGGAATTACAGTAAAATTGCACGTTCACCAGAAAACCGGAGAAGATGAATTCGGCGCGCCTGTATATACTGATGCGGTTGTGGATGTGGATAATGTTTTGGTTTCCCCGGTATCATCCATAGCTAATATCAACAACACATCATTATACGGAAAAACAGCGACGTATCAGCTGGCAATTCCAAAGGGAGACACGCACACGTGGGAAGATACCACGGTAGAATTTTTTGACCAGAAATGGCATACATTCGGGTTTGAATATGCCGGGATTGATGAAAATATCCCCGGACCGTGGAACGCAAAGGTACAGGTGGAACGGCATGGCTAAAAGCAGGGTAGAACTAAACGAGGCGGGAGTGCGGGAGTTGTTGAAATCCGATGAAATTCATGCAGAGCTGGAATCAATCGCGCAGGGCATTGCCGATGAGGCGGGAAACTGTGAGATCGAATCCGGGTTTTATCCGGAAAGGGCAAGGATTGAGATCAGGCAGAATTCCACATCAAAGGACATGGAAGAAAACACATTGTTAAAGGCGGTGCATTTCCAGTGATTATTGAGAAAAAAATCTATGATTATCTGAACAATAAGCTGTCTGTCCATGTCGGCATGGAACGCCCGCAGAATCCTCCTGAAAGCTATGTGATCATTGAGCGTGTCGGGGGAAATGAAAGCAATTATATTTCACAGGCAACCATAGCCATTAAATCCATTGCGCCAACGCTTTTCCGGGCGGCAAGCCTAGATCATGATGTCGTCACCGCCATGCGAGATTTTGCGGAAGTTACGAATGTTTCTTCCTGCACCCTGAATGCCGATACAAATTTCACTGACACCACAACCAAAGAATATAGATACCAATCGACGTACATTATCACATATATGGAGGATTAAAAAATGGGTAACACTGTAGGAAATGTTACGACTGGAAAGCCGAAAGTCGGAGGAGCGGTATTTTGGGCACCTTTAGGAACCACAATCCCCACCGATACAACTACCGAATTGGACAAGGCATTTGTTTGCCTGGGTTATTGTTCTGACGATGGTGTAACTAATAGCGCTGCACCTGATACCGATACTG